GAATGAGAGTACTATTTCACTGTTGCCCTGTTTATGGAATTATATATTCTTTATATTGTATAAATTATGTATTTTTCTCCCGCCTGTAAAACATCCTGTAAAACATCTTGTAAAACATTCAGTACTGCATAAGTATTAGACATTAGTAATAAGTGTTTAAACATTCTATAAAACATTCAGTACTGCATAAGTATTAGACATTAGTAATAAGTGTTTAAACATTCTATAAAACATTCAGTACTGCATGAGTATTAGACATTAGTAATGAGTGTTTAATTATATCAGTACTGCATAAGTATTGACCACATTTAGAAATAACCAAAAGTTATTTCATATAACCTTTTATTATCCATATAAATAGTAATAAGAAACTATAAATAGAGAGTAACTATGGATATATTTCAAGATATAGTCAATGACGTTTTAACAGATGTAGTAGATGATGTAATAGGTAATGTCATAGAAGATGTGATAGTAGATCCAATTAATGATGTAGTAGATGATATTATAGGATTTAATAATTTTGTCAATGATCTTACTTCTAATCCATTGGGTGCATTAGGTATTGAAGATGCATTAAATTCTATTAACGACGCATTAAACAGGTTATCGGGTTCTTTATTTGGTGGTAGCGGATTAAGATTTCCAGATAATCTTATGTCAGAAAGTGGTGGTAATTATATGACATTTGAAAGTGAAGGATCTAATATTGCTTTATTTTTACCTAGAAGTGTTGGATTTCAATATGGAATGAATTGGCAAGAATTAGATACTTTTGGGGCATTGCGTTTATTAATAGATGAAGGTCCAAGAGTAGTAGACATCATTAAACGTGCCATGGGTGGTCAAAGTATATTATCGGCAGTAGGAGACACCGGAGCAGTTGATGCCGCTACAGGTATTGGGTTAAATTATGGCAGTCAAGCATTGCGTAGTATTAGTCCTGAAAGTGCCAATTATGCTAGCAAAAGATTAGGAATGGCCCCGAATCCACTAAAGGAACAAATATTTCAGGGTGTAAATTTTCGACATTTTAGTTTTACATTTGATTTCTATCCTAAAACACCATCAGAAGCAAGAGCGGTTACTGAAATTATCAAAACATTTAAAAAGAAAATGCATCCTGAATTCAAGTTCGACAAATATATCTACAAATATCCCGATGAATTTTGTATTACTTTATATTCAGGTGGCAATACAAAATTCATGCCCAAAATTAAACCATGTGTATTAACAGATTTAGCGGTAAATTATGCCCCATTAGGATCATTTGTGTCTATGCGTGATGGTAGTCCGGTTAAGACATCGCTAACATTAATGTTTAAAGAATTAGGATTACTCACTAAACAAGAAATTGATGAGGGATATTAATGTATTTTTCAACATTTCCAAAAATTAAATATGAATTTCTAATAAATGGTGAAAAAGTCATTAAAACCGTAAAAGATATTACCATCAATGTAAGAATTCAAAAAGAGATATTAGCGTTATATACCATTTATGATGAATATGATATGAAAGATGGTGATACTCCTGAAATTATTGCACATAAATTATATGATAGTTCTGCATATCATTGGGTAGTATTATTATGCAATTTGAAATTTGATTGGCGTAAAGATTTCCCATTACCCATTTATGAATTTGAAGAATATTTAAAGGATAAGTACCAGACAGATATTAATAATTTATATAATCAAATACACCATTATGAAGATATGCGTGGTTATGTGGTAAATAGTGATTATGTAATACCAGAAGGATTTGATGAAGCGGGTACAGCATCAATACCTATAACAGTCTATAATTATGAATCAGAATTAAATGAAAAAAAACGGAGAATAAAAGTCATATCTCGCAAAAATCTCAATAGCATTCTCAATAATTTGCGGGATCTTATTAAATGAGTGCGCCCCGATTTGCTGGTGATGTTGATGTAGTAAAAGTCGAAATAACGGGTGATTCTGGAAGTTTTGACATTACTAAATTGACTATTGGTATTGATGTTTATGAGAATATATTTTATCCATTTGTTAGGGGTATTATTACGGTAGATGATGCCCAAGATACTATTAATAAAATCAATTTTAAACAAACTGAATATTTGAATTTAGAATTTAATACCCCGGATAAAAAGGGATATAAAGGGAAATATTACATTTACAAAATTGACAATAGAAGTAGAACCAATGATAAAAAAGTTATATATAGCATTTATTTTTCTCATGAGGCTATGTTACACGAAGCTAATAGTAAAATAGCTGAAAATTTCAATGATAAACCACATACTATTGTTCAACAAATTATAAAAAAGAGTGTACCCAAAGGTTTAGAATACAGTGACAAAGTAGAAGTAGAAGAATGTAGTAATAAATTGCAATATGTTTCGCCATTTTGGACACCTTGTCAGAATATCTATTATTTAACTAAATTAGCGATATCTACTAAAAATAACCCTGCATATTTATTTTTTCAGAACAACGAGGGATATCATTTTGTAACATTTGATAAGTTAATTGAGCAAGAACCTAAAGCGAAATTAAAGCAAGATAATTTTGATCATTCCCCCGATAGTAGTTGTGCATTGAGTAATTTTGATGAGCATTATGAAAGGGTATTGAACATTAAATTCCCACAATTTTTTAATCAGGGGTATGAGGCATTAGAAGGTGTATTCAAATCGGTTATGATGACATATAATCAATTTAAAAAAACCTATGAAGAAAAAGAAAATGACGATAATTATGACAGTACAGATCATTTAAATGATTCAAAGCGAATGAAAACCCCCCCTAAAGTGACTAAGTTTGCTAATAAAGATCGGCGTGGGCAAAAAGAACAAACATTTGATGGACAAGAAGATGGCACTAATAATTCTACCAAGCAAAATAGAGCAGCTATATTTGCTCGATATGCTAGGGGTAAAACTACAATAACTATTTTTGGTAATAGTGAATTATATGCGGGTAATGTTGTTGAATTAGATATCATGAAATACGCATCATTAGACGATGGTAGTGGATCAGAAGGCACAACAGATGAAACATATTCTGGTAAATACATAATAAGTGCGGTAGGTCATCATGTCAATAAAGAAAAATACGAAACTCATTTAGAATTAATAAGAGATTCATTCAAAAAAAGCGAAGAAGAAAAGAAGCAAGATCCCGAAGAAAAGAAACCTGATGAAAAGAAACCTGATGAAAAGGCTCCAACAGAAAAGAAACCCGCTGACAAACCATCGCCTCCACCAACCGGAAAAGATGTACCAACATTTAGCAATGCAAACGACGCAAGAAGATATGCAGACATAACGGGGAAACCGGCTAAATGGGACACATCATTAGCATAATAGGATAAAATTATGAATAAAATATATGTAGGTGTTGTAGAAAGTAGACAAGATAAAACTAAAACTGGTAGGTGTCAGGTTAGAATAGTAGGAGCACATTCCTCAGACATTACGGAGTTGCCCACTGAAAAATTACACTGGGCGACCACAATGCACCCTACGACATCGGCAGGATTATCTGGTATTGGATCTGGTCCACATGGTCTAGTTGAAGGATCTACGGTATTGTGCATGTTCAGCGATGAATATGGACAACAACCTATCATCATTGGATCTATACCAGGACAACCCGTTAAACCATCTGATAAAAATTCTAATGTTGGTTTTGAAGATAAATCTGGTACATATCCCTTCAAACCAAAAATAGAATCATCAGACTTAAACAATTTAATTATAAACAATAAAACCGAAGAAACCCCATTAATAGATAAAACGGTTGCGGCACCTAAAGATGTAGAAATGCCCAACGATAAAAAATGGTCACAACCCAAAGACCCATATAATACTGTATATCCATATACAAATTCTATGCATTCAGAAAGTGGCCATTCTATTGAGCTAGATGATACATATGATGCACAACGATTAAATATTGCACATATGAGCGGCACCTATACAGAAATGAATCCAGATGGTTCAATGACTAATAGAATACGCGGAGATAAAATAGATGTTGTTGAAAAAAGTGGTATTGTTTATATTAAAGGAGCAGCATCGGTTACTATTGATGGTAATGCTTATGTAAAAATTAATAATGCCTTAACAGTTGATATTGGCGGATTTTGCACTGTTAATATACTAAATGATGTCAATTTAAATGTATCTGGATCGGCTAATTTATCGGTAGTGGATTCGTTAAACATACAAGCATCAGCAATAAATATGGAATCTTATTTTGGCGATATATGTATTAAATCAGCGGCAGATATATATTTAGAATCGGGTAAAAATATTCATATGACAAGTTGTAATCATACTAACATTGATACCGTGCCAAATCTATTAAACTTAAATTGTGGATTAGCTATGAAACCAAAAATGAATTCGTTAGCAATACCAAAATCGCGCAAATATCCAAAGTCTCCTAATGTTGGGGATAGTGGAATCAAATAGAGGAATAAATAATGGCCATTGCTTATGTTCATCCAGACGTTGTAGAATTTTCAGAAGGTATTGTAGAATCTAAGAAAATATGTGCGTGTGTTTCAGATTTAGATTGTGTAGCAGATATTATTGGTATAACATTTGCCGATGATGTTCCCCAAAGTATTATAGATAATATTTCAGTATCATTATTAGGTAAAATAGCGATATTAACTAATAATGTCTCAAATGAAAATAATCAATTATATGAATATGCTGTAGAAATGGTATATCAAAAACCATTAATAGAAACTAAAGAAGCAACCGATAAAGTAATGGCGGAACATGTCGAAAAACTTAAAAATGATGAAGGAATTAAAGCCATAGAACAAATTTTAGAAACATTGAATGAACATTTTCCAGATCCGCCACCACCTATTATGCCAACTGTAGTAAATGATATCACCAATCCTTTAGTAGTTGGAAATGAAATTAATGGGGATGATATGTTACAAATGCAAGTAGATTTTAACAAAATGACGAATCTTATTAAAGATGTTGTATATAATTATTTTCGACCAGATTTTAAGAATGTAACGGGTAGTAATGTTAATTTATACGTTAGTCGAGAGATGAAAAAAATTGAGGCTTTATATAAGGAAAATATTGCATCAAAATTGGTTGAATCATCTCTTATAATAGCAGAAGGTTTAATAAGTAATATTAATGGTGCGATAAATAATAGTGATACATTAGCATTTAGTGATAGTGAAAAATTTATAATCAAGACAAATCTAACTGAATTAAACAATTTATTGGTTAATGTTTATAGTGCATATAACAGTGAATATGATGCGGGGATATTACAACAAATGAATGAGAATCTTAGTAATAAAACTGATTTGGGGAGGTGCAGTTAAATGGAAATGTTACCGTTACCATGTAGTATAAGTGGGGTATTGGGTGGATTAGTTGGTGGATTAGTAGGACAGATACAAGGCATAATTGGTACAGTAAAGAATATGTTAAATACTGTAGCTAATTTTCTCGGTGGTATTGGGGGTATGATAAATAATCTCCTTGCCATGCCTTCAAAATTATTAGCTGGAATTCAAGGCGCTATTGATAATTTAATTAAAAAAGCCAAGGATATTATTATTCAACAAATTAATTGTGTTAGTAATTTAGTATCAGATTTTATGAACGCACCGGCTGCATTGGCTCAAGGTTTTGAAGCAAATGTTCAAGGGTTGTGGGATTCTGTTACTGGCATTGGTGATAAACTTGCTGATTTAGCTTATGGCGCACAAGCTATGGGTAAAACATTATTAGATAGTGCTTTCAACATACAAAAAACTTTAGACCAAGTATTTCAGGGTACAATTGGTTCTGTTGCTTCAGCATTTAATAGTACTATCGGTGGAGCAATAAAATCCGTTAGTGGGGTATCAAAAATCGTAAATGCTGGTATAGGTTTAATGGTAAAAGCTGCCGTAGTAAATACCGCAGTGAATGTAGTTAAAAAGGCAATAGCATAATATGGATAAACCACTTGCTTTAATACAAGGCATTATACCAGAAGATGATAAGATATACAATGCTACATTACAGATTAGCATTAAACAAATGAGTATTGGCATTAATACTAGTGTAGATTTTGAGAATTTAACTACATCGGCAAGTGGTTCATTAAATTTTACCGAGATTGCTGTTGTTGATGTACCGATAACAATATCTATAGCAAAAAATCCTAACACCATAGAACAATTAATAACTGATTCTATAACATTTAATCAGGACACTTCATGGCATACATAATAAACGATACATTATCCACACATACAGATGGTAGAGCATCTGCAAAATTATTTGATCCAGTATCTTGCGGCGGATATATTATTCAAGGTGCTACTTATACCTGGATAGAAAATTTAACGGCTGCAAGATACGGACACATAGTAAAATGTAGAAAAGGCATTAAACGCATTAGATCAGGATCAGATAGCACCAGAATTGAATATTTTGGAGCAGCACGATTTGGAGATATAGTAGAATAATGGCACATAATACGCGCATATTTTCTGATTTGGATTTAAATTTTGTTGCTAATCCAATTACTGGTGATATATATAAAAAATATAACGAAAATGCTATAAAAGCCGCTATTAAACACTTAGTTTTGACCAATCATTATGAGAAACCCTTTCATCCAGAAATAGGATCAAATGCTAGGGGATTATTATTTGAATTACCTGATCCACAAGTTAGTATGATGCTAAGTAGAACAATTAGTACGGTTATTGCTGCACACGAACCAAGAGTAGATGTCATTAGAGTTGTTATTAAAAATTTGGCTAATGATAATGCCTTGGGTGTAGCAATAATATTTAAGATAAAAAATACCTCCACGCCACTAGTACTAGATTTTATTTTAGCAAGAGAAAGATAAATGAATAATAAAAATATAATTACGTCTGAACTTGATTTCGACTTAATTAAAACAAATCTTAAAGAATATCTAAAAGGGCAGAGTGAATTTTCTGATTATAATTTTGAAGGATCTGGTTTATCAGTATTATTGGATATTTTAGCCTATAATACTCATTACAACGCTTTATATACCAATTTAGCTATTAATGAATCATTTCTGGACTCAGCATCAAAACGGGCTAGTGTAGTATCTATAGCAAAACTATTAGGATATACACCAAATTCAGCCACATGTGCAACCGCTAAAATATCATTATCAATAAATGCCATTAGTAGCGTTAATAAACCTGGATTATTGACATTGCCTAAATATTCCACCTTTACTACTAATGTTGAAAATACGACCTATACGCTATATACATTAGAAGATTATCACAGTTATATTGATAATGATATGTATGTATTTACCGATGTTATTATTAAAGAAGGTGTTTACTTAACCTATAAATTTTTAAGCATTCCTGGCGCTAGATATATAATTCCCAATCCAGATGTTGATATTACGACATTAAGGGTAAAGATAAAAGAAAATGCTGAAACAGAAGCATACTCAGAATATATCTTAGTAGATAACATTATATATTTAAATAGTAACAGCAAAGTATATTTCATTAAAGAAATTGAAAATGGTTTGTATGAATTACAGTTTGGTAATGGTATAATTGGTGCAGAATTATCTACTGGTAATGTTATTGAAATAGATTATCTAGTTACGCACAAAAGAGATATCAATGGTGCTAAAGTATTTTCTTATACAGGAAGTGCATTATTAGGTATTACTCCAGTTATTTATACCCAATATGCGGCAACAGGTGGTGATGTAGCCGAAGATATTGATCACATTCGATTTAATGCACCAAGATTATATAGTTCACAAAATAGGTGTGTCACGAAACATGATTATGAATCGGTAATATTATCTCACTTCCCACAAGCAAAATCTGTAAATGTTTGGGGCGGAGAGGAGAATTTTCCGCCTAGTTATGGAGATGTTTTTATTAGTATCTTGCCGACTAGTGGTTTGTTTTTGTCTGATGAGAATAAAGATTATGTTCTCAATGAAGTATTAAAACCTCGTAAAAGTTTGACTATACACAATAAATTAGTAGAACCATCTTTTATTGAGGTAGAACTGAATACCGCATTTTATTATGATAGTGATATTACTTTCTTATCGCAAAAAGATATTCTCGCACTCGTTTTTAACAATATAAAAACTTACTCATATACAGAGTTAGAATATTTTGGGCGACGACTTAAATATTCTCGATTATCTAATTTAATTGATAATAGCGAAAATTCAATTACTAATAATATCACCAAATTAAAGTTATATGTGTATGTCGATCCAATGTATAATATTGAATATGATTATATAATTGATATTGGCAATCCAGTATATAAAAACCTAATAGACGCTGAATCTATTATTAGTAATGGATTTTATATACCGAATTTAAGTGAAATTGTTTATATTGATGATATACCCAATAATACTAACACCGGAACTTTGCGCCTGTTTTATTACAAAGGAACGGTAAAAATAACAATAAAAAATATTGGGACTGTTGATTATAACAATGGTGTACTTTATATAAATAATTTAGTCATATCGAAATTATATTGTGATTATTTACGTTTTAAAGTTATACCAAGTTCATATGATGTTGTATCAACTAGAAATCAAATAATTAGAATCCCAGACAATATGATATACATAACGGCTATTAAATTGTCCGATAATACTCAATATAAATTTACACCAAGTAGAATATAATGAATTTATCGCCAATAATAAGTAAAACTATCCCAGAATTTGTAAATGATGATTACCCATTATTTGTACAATTTATTAAAACTTATTATAAATGGTTAGACGAAACACAAATAACTTCTATTGAAAACATTGTTGATATTGATGAGACATTAGATTCATTTATAAAATATTTTCGTGCTGAATTAGATGTATATGGCATTAAATATCAATACATAGACGAAAGAATCTATTTAAAATATGTTAAGCAATTTTATTTGTCAAAGGGGTCAGAAGCGGCATATTGGTTTTTATTTAGGATATTATTTAACACTGATTCTGCAATAATTCGCCCCTGGGATTATACATTTATCCCATCTATGGCGCAATGGACACAAGATATTTCTATATTTGTTAACATTTTATATGGTGATGGCAATGATTTAAAACAGAATAAAATCATTATTATTGGCGATGATGAAAAAGAATATAGTGGTCGAGTAAAAGATGTTGTTCAGATAGGTTATAACAAGTTTGAATTATTCTTAGATAAAAAAATAACAGGTAATATTGTTCCGTACAATAGAGTAAAATCCAGTGATAATAGTGTTTTAGGTGTATTAGAACCCGTCATTAGTAGATTGGTTATAGAAACACCCGGAAATTCATTTATGGTAGGTGATGTATATGATATTGATACCTATAATGGTACTGGCACTAAAATATTGATCCAAGAAATTGATGATAACGGAGGAATTAAAACTGCATCCATTATCAACTTTGGCACTGGTTATACTACTGAATTTAATTATACACTATTTCCAATTACTACTCAAGAATTTATATATCCAGATTACAACTTTATAATCAATGATGGGGAAATAAAATACAATTCGCAAGATATTGTTACTGATATTGTTGATGGTGGAAATATTGTTAAACATAATTATGCCACAACTCCTACTGATTATTTTACCGATATAACTTATGTAGGTAAAAATGTCCGATCATTTAGCGATATTAATACATCTACCCCCAATACCACTAATGCAGCATCTATACGATTTTATATAGATTACACCTGTAAATACCCAGGATATTATTTAAATAAATATAATGTATTAGGACAACCTATATATTTAGAAGATTCATATTATTATCAAATTTACTCATATGTTACTTCATTAGATGTTCCATTACATAAATATAAATCGCTTATTAATAATGCGATACATCCAATTGGTAATAAATTATTCAGTAATTATATTCCGGTAAGTGACATATATCAATCTATATCAATTGTAGATGATTTACTAGTATATAGAACTGCGCCAGAATTTATTGAATATATTAATGCCGTAGATGATGAATTTATTATAGATAGAACAGTCCACTATAGCGCACAAATAAATTTTGTAGATAATTACATCATATTTATTGGAGATACTACCTTATTTTTTGATTCATATGCAGTAAATGATGCTAATTATAATCATATTACTAAAACAATAGCGGATGATATACAATTTATAGATAATGTTAGTGTAACTCGTTTATTTACTGATTTGCCAGAAGTTACCGAAATAATTACTAAGACTATCACCAAAAAACCAAGAGATACAGTTGGATTTAGCGATAGTATTAGAAAAGAATATGGTTTAACTATACCAGCAACATATGTAATGCCTAACGATAATAATGTAGAAGGAGAACTAGAGGCTATTCAAGTATACAAATATGCTTATATAACGACGAATGAGTCAGTGGCGGCGGCAGAAGAATTCACTAAGAACCCAACTAAATACTTCTATGAATCCCTTAATATCACAAATACGGTAGGTGGTTATTATGGTACATTATATGTAGAACAAACACCTCTATATTGGGATCTTACTTATTATGATAAAGAATTTTCAGTAACAGTATAAAAAAATAAATCAGGAGATTTACATGAACAATAGCCTAATAGTAATAGGTACAGTAGATATCATCTTATATGATAAAAATTTCAAAATAAAAGAAGAACGACACATTAAAAATAAAATCGTTAATACGGGATTAATGTATATTTCAAAACGTATGACAAATGGTGGTCTTCCCGATCAAATGGGATATATGGCATTAGGAACTGGATCTACTGCTCCAGATGCAGCTAACACCGGGTTAGTAACAGAATGTCCTACCAATATCGGCACCAGATCAGCAACTATTAATTCCTTATCTACAACATTACCCAAAATTACTTATTCTACTACATTTTTACCGGGTAATTGCACAGCATCTATAACAGAGGCGGGAATATTTGATACAGCTAGTTATAACCAAGGTATAATGCTATGTAGGACGGTGTTTACTGAAGTTATAAAGGGAGTAGATGATACCATGGGCATTGCTTGGTCAATAGTTTTTAGCGCACCATAATAAAAAAATTATGTCTCATATATATAAAAATTCATTAAAACAATCATTATTGTTTGGTATCTACAATGATATCAAAACCAATAACAATGCGTATTATTATTACATAGGAAAAGGAGATGCGTGGGAAAATGAAGACATCGTTCCCAATGTAATTAATAGTTTATCTTATGAGACATCTGTGAAAAATAACATTATTTATATGAAAAAAATAAATATAAACGATGTTGCATTTATTATACCAAGATATGATTGGGAATCTGGTACAACATTTGCAAAATATGACAATGATAATATTGATTTAGAAAATTCTATGTTTTATTGTCTTACTACTGCCAACAATGTCTACAAATGTATAGATAATAATAACAATTCTCCATCAACTATTCAACCATATGCTACTTCTCATAATATAATCACCTTAGCCGATGGATATAAATGGAAATATATGTATACCATACCGATATCCATTATAGAACAATTTGAAACAAGTGATTATATACCTGTCATATCGGCGTTAAGTGGAGAATATTTTAGCAGAGGATCAATTTATTCCGCTACTATTAATAATTATGGTGCGGGATATACTAAAAATACTATTCTAATAGTAGACGGCAATGGACATCAATTAAATAATAAATTAAACGTCATAGGTTTTGGTTTATCTACGCATGGATCTGGTTATTTAAGATCGCCAACAGTTACCATAACTAGTCCACATGATTCAGCAGTGCCTTTTGTAAACAACACAGAATATTTAATGGGCGAATTAATAGAATATAATAATAACATTTATGAGGTAATCTTGGGTGGGATTTCTTCGCCCAATGTCTACCCTATGCACACTTGTATATGCAGTGATATAGTAAATAATGGCACACTTGCTCTAAAATTTGTTGCTAAAAGAATATCTGGATCAACATCTATGGCTGGTTTATCTGGCGTGGAAAAATATGCGTTAGGCGATTTATATTTAAACGGTTTTGCAGGAGATGTAACTATCATAAACGGGGGATATGGTTATGACGAAAATAATCCTCCTAGTGTACTCATTGAATCTCCAGAATTAGCGGAAGGAGAAATATTAAATCCCAATGATATAGCAACGGGTACTGCGGTAATTACAAATGGTAGAATTAATAACATAATTATCACCAATCATGGAGCACATTATACAGCATTACA